CCTTCGGTTTTCGAAAAAATCTCCACACCGTTGGGTAGTATTTTTCCGAAAAATTCTTCAAAAATCTACCGAATAGCTTAGAATGAGCGATTTATGAGTGTTTTACCTCAATAAAGGTAATGACTTGGCAATAGTTCTAATTTCTATATTATGCACAAAGCATACTTGTCAAAGCAACTCTTTATCGTTTGCAAATTTATAAAAAAATAGGTGGAATTCCAAGTTTTCCATCTATTTTTTATGATAGTTTATATGTTAGTGTAGCCTTGGGCGGAATTCAAAGGCAGAATATTGTCAAAAATGTCCTTAAAAAGGGCGTTATTACATGCTTTTACCTCCAATATTAACATTTTGCGTAACTTTTGCGTTGTTTTTTCCTGTTTCGTACCTTTATTTCTCAGAAAATTGTTATTTTTGCAAGGCAATTTGTAACGAACGGACGAAGTCTATTGTTTAATTGCAAGAACCATATTGTTGAACTTTTAAAATTTACAGAAGAAAAAGAAACAGAAAGAAACACAAGAATGAAACGCTAAAGGTTTTGCAATTTCAAGAATTGCGACCTGTCAATGAGATTTAATCGGGTGAAAATACCCACATTATTAACGAAGCGTTTCCGTTCTATACTTTTGATATTGAGCTTTAATGCTCTTGTTCTCTAATCATGAATACCGCCAAACATTCAACGCATGAGAACAAGCAGTAGGAAGGTTCACGCTAATAAGGCGTGGACTGTTCCTCGCTTGTTATGCGTGCAGGTCACTTGGCGGTAACCCATGATTAGACAAACTGTGGAACGGTTGCACGCCTTTTTTTCAATGTAAGAATAAAAAAAATCAAAACAATTCTATTTTCCCTCATGGCAATTTTGTGCTTGGGAAATTTATCATCATGTAGTAGCAGTGATGATAATGATGGGGATGGTAAGTTGGAAACTCCTCAGTATGCAGCCGATGCTGCCAAATATGAGATAACAGATGAAAGTTCAGAAGTAAAGTCTATTGAACTTACTGAGAGTGGTCAGTATATTGTCATAATGAACAATGTGGGCAGAAATGCCAAGCGGTCAATTGGCTTGCGCAAGATGCCTGCAACTTTAACACGTGCGACATCAGAATACGTTGGTATGTATTATGGCAATTATACCAAAGATGCTAATGGCTATTACATCTTGGAAGATTTTGGTACTGTTAGAATAAACAAGGATGATAACGGAAGCGTTGCTTCTGTAACAATACATTCCAACAAAAGCGGAAACGAGTGGACTTGTCCCGCACGTTTGTATCCTAAGACCAATGAAAACAACCCTTTGTCCGATAAGATATGTCGCACTTGGAATTTCAAGAGTGTTAGGTACTGCGTCAAGATGAACGGCAAGACTTACTTTGACTACACAGCAAACAGTTACAAAGACTTGGCTATAAAGATAAAGGAATGGGCAAAGAGCCATCCCGATGAGGAAGACGGTTGGACTGATGAAGACGAGCAGGAGTATAACCAAATGATTGCACAAGCCGATGCTTATAAGTTGAAACAGTTCATTTTCTCAAAGTCTGGTACTATACTTATTAAAAGAGATGGTACAGAATCGCTTGGTGGTATGGTTTGGAGATGGGCAAGCAACAACTCTAATGAGATTCAGACTTGGTTTGTAGACTATGATTACAATGGAAATGGTGAGCCTGATGAGAACGAATGGTCTCATGAGTTGTTCTTCGGTGCAGAGAATGATGTACAGGTAGGCGGAAGAACTACAGCCTCATTCAATAAACATGGGCAACTTGTATTGGAAGAATCCGAACAGGAGTCTGACGAAGGCGAGTCGTATGAGCAAATAATGACTCTAACTTTTGATGAAGCCAAGTAAGATGAAAAAGTTCTTTTTAACACTGTCACTGTCGTTGACAGTAGGACTTGCATTTGCCCAAACAGAAACGACCAATGCATCCGTTGCAGCAAAAGTAGACTCTCTGCAACAGCAATTGAATGTACTTCAAACAAAAGAAGAGAAAAGAAGCCAGGCTGAGTATGATGACAAGATATGGGCTCGTAAGAAATACTTTACGATTGGCTATGTGTCTCAAAAACTAACAAACAAAGATTTAGGGTATGACAGAAAAAGTCAATTTGGAGCATCTCTCGCTTGGGGAAGAACCTATTATCTCCACAAATCAGCGATTGCGCATATCTTAAAAATAGGCTTGGATTGGACAAGATTGAGCGCTACTTTTGCGAAGTACAAAACAGACGACCTTACAGAGGTGAATACATTGGAAAGTGATTATGGAGATTACGATGATGATGACAATGGCTCAGATAAGGACAATATCTATCAGCTTGATTTAGGCATGGGCGTAGGTCCCTCGCTGAACATTGCCCCATTCTATTCAGTCGGACATGGATTGCAGCACTTAAAGTTGCATACTTATTTCCACGTTACTCCGTCTTACTCTCTTCTTATTGAAAGTACTGATGGAGATACGGAATGCCATCATGGTTATACTACATTTTTTAACTTTGGTGTAGATGTAGCTTACAAAGCAATATCTTTAGGCTATGAATACAGATGGGGAAATTCTAAGTTCAACTCCCTCTCATTGGCATACGATGAAGAAGAAGGTGAAGGCATAAAGACTGATAAACAGAAGTTTAAGTTTGGAACATCAACCGTATATCTACGCTTTAATTTCTGATATACAAGGAAGTCCGTGGGCACATTAACAAAACGTCCACGGACTTTTTGTATACTTATCAGACAAGCTTAGAACGTTTTGTTTTTTGCATGCGGATGGTATTCTACCATTCCTTTTCTTTCATTCTTGTATGTTTGCTTATCGATATACTGATTGCACTTGGTACACTCACTTTCTGCGACCATCGGGAGCAAAATTTCTCCGCCCTTATGGTGGAGCGAGGAGTTTTGGGGTTCCCAAAACATAACCTCGCTCCCTCCTCTAAGAACAAAAGACGAGATATTTGCCTTTCGGCTTTCCATGCCCAAGGTTGCAGACCTTAATTCTCTCAATTTGCGCCAAACATCAAAGCTGCCACATTGAAAGAACAAGGTCACAGACACAAGCTACTTTGTACATGGAGTTTGCAAAGGAAAAGGTGATATTTTCAGTGTGAAACTTGCCAAGTGTTTCAGTTGTGTGTTGTTGATTTCCTTTGTGAACTATGCCGAGTGTGTTATGTGTGCTGTGTGTCCTCGGTATAGTCTGCATAAATCTAATGCCATGCTAAAACACTGCGGAGGTTCGCCCAAGTGGCTGGAGGCGCAAAGCCTCCAAGGAACGTTGCTGCAACCATTTCGGAGAATAGAGCGGTTGCCAATTAATCCACAAGCACATTTTACAGCGTACCAAGTGAGGGCATGTAAAACGTTGAATTGTTGAAGATAGGTGTTATCTTTATGAGAACCAACCACTTATACCCTCAACAAACTCTCAACAAATAGCTCTACACAACAAATTACTGGGCAAAAAAGAAAGAAAGGAATGGTGTTCATGGTTTTCTCTTTTCAACATTATCTTTCTTTTGTTGAGAGATTTGTTGAGAATATGTTGAGCCGTAAATACCTGATGTTCAATACTTCTTTCATCATATTCAACAATTCAACAAAAATAAGGGGTGTTTTGTCCGTCATTTTTATGAACAGAACTCATCCCCTACAAGTAAGAATGTCATGCTTATGCTTCAGTACTTATTCACGACAGTACGACAGCGCCAAGCCAACAAACAAGCAAGAGGACATTCAACTAAAGGCGGTTGTTCTTCTATTGAGTTGTAGGATAATGACACTACTTTTCTCTTTTGCCCCGTACAATCTCTTGAAGATGGTGGCACGAAACCGAGCTGCCCCGTATGAGTTTATACGGAAGCAAAGGGCAACAATCATCGGAAAGCCATACAACGTTTGCCAAATGCCATTGGAAGTTTCCTGTTTCTGTTGGACTTCCGACACCGTCAATAAACCATCCTTGTATATTGACCTTATCACAGCATGGAGTTTCATGGCGGTGACATGAAGCATATCAACCAATTCACCCTCACTCATCCACAAGTCTTGCAAGTTGGACGGAATGGATAACATTCCATTTCCGTCCACGGTGATTACAGTCCTTTTCATGCCATTCCCCCCATTGTCGGCATATGCCCCTTGATTCGACTTTCAAAAGCTGATATGTCATGCTCCAATTTAGTACTTGTCACCTTTGCGTAAATTTGTGTTGTGGCGATGTCCGTATGTCCCAGTATCTTGCTTACACTCTCTATCGGCATACCGTAGTTTAAAGCCAAAACTGCGAACGAATGCCGGCTTACATGAAATGAAATTCGCTTCTTGATGCCACACATTTTTGCCACTTTCTTTATACGCTTGTTTACCATGTCAAGTGAGCCAATATTAAACAAGTGCATATCTTTTCTCAATGGCTTGTAACGTTCAATTATCTGTATGGCTGCATCTATCAGTTTAATTTTGAATGGTACGCCTGTCTTTTGACGCTGAGAAACTATCCATGGAGACCCACTTATAATGGCAACATTGTCCTCTGTAAGATTCTTGATGTCAACGAAAGAGATACCTGTCCAACAACCAAACATAAACAAGTCTCTCGCAAAAGCAAAGTTGGGATTTTCCAACTCTATTCCTGCAAATATGTCCAATTCTTCCTCTGTCAAGAACTCACGCTCCTTGTGGTCTGGGTCAACGTGGTACATGGCAAACGGATTTCTCTGTATCTTGCCGTTGTAGTGTGCTGCCGTGACGATATGCTTCAATGGTATGGAGTATATCCAAATGGTAGATTGCGTGAGTCCAATGACATTCTTCAAATACAGACAAAAATCACGGATGAACTCCTCGGTAAGCTCATTCATGGACATATCGCTGCGCTTGTACTGAAATTTGATGAACTCGGCAACGTACTTTCTTACCGTCAGATACTTGCGGTAGGTTCGGACAGCTCGGTCTTTTCCCACGCGTTGGGCAAAGGCTGCGTTCTCCTTGTCAAAAGCTCTGAGTAATGTCTCATACTCCGTACCTATGCCTTGATATGCGTTTCTCACCATTTCAGCGGTAACGAACGCCTCACGGTCGGAAAGCCGTTGGTAATGCTTAGCGATTTGAGCCTTGATGTTATCAAGCGCAAAGTTCACCTCATTGGCTTCCTTGCTTCTGCCTTTGGCTCTGTTGCCCTTGGCATCCCATATCGCCTTGGTCACGCTCAGCTTGCAACTGAACTGTGCGATAGTTCCGTTGATTGTCAC